GGGTTCTGGCCCTCTTTATATGGCATCAGTGATTGTTCAAATGGCAAAGAAAGTAGAAAGAGCCAGTGATAGTAAAAATAAAGATTCTAATGAAACTACAACATCATTGGCTAAAGACATAAATGGACTTACACTAAGAGCATTTACAACAAAGAATCGTTTCGTCGTTCCGTTTCTTGAGACTGAAATGTATTTGAACTTTAAAACAGGTTTAAACAAGTATTCAGGACTCCTTGAAATGGCAGAAGGTTATGGTGTACTAGAAAAACAAGGTCATCGTTATGCATTAAATGGAGAATTGTTGGGATTCTTTAAAGACTTCAAAGATAATCCAGAGGTTTGGGACAAAATATTACCTTTACTTGAGGCTAAACTTAGTGCAGAATTGTCATTTAAGAATGAAAACACTCCAAGTATTTAATTTTTTAAATGATTAAAAATCTACCTCTTGATTTGGAGCTATACGAGAGCATTGTTTTATACAATGCTCTCCTCGATCAAGGATATTTGGAGACGATTATTCATCATACAAAGCCTACTTTTTTTAAAAATAAGAATTATAGGACAGTTTTTGAATCTATTGTATCTTTTTATTCCGAGTATAGAAAAATTCCAAACACAACTGAATTAAAAACACATCTTATAGACCAAGAAAAACGTGATGCTTTAAAAGAAACTATTTTATCTTTTAAAAATATCGATAAAAAATACGATAGAGATGTTTTATTAAAAAACACAGAGCGTTTTATTAAAGAAAAGTCAGTACTGACTACTGTATTAAAAACTTCTTTGGATATACAAACCGGAAATATCGATCCATCAAAGATATTAAAGGAATTTGAGAGTGCATGTAATATATCTTTAATTGATAATAATGGTTTTGATTATCTAGAATCTATTGATAAACATTGCGAAGACTTGCAAAAGGTTTTTAATGTGATTCCAACTGGCTGGAAATGGCTGGATGAGAAACTAGGTGGTGGTCTTATGGCAGAAGGAAGGGCATTGTATGTATTTTTCGGTGTTACCAATGTTGGTAAATCAATATTTTTGGGAAATATGGCAACGAATCTACTAAGCCAAGATAAAACAGTTGTTTTAATTTCATTGGAAATGCCAGAACAGATATATGCAAAGAGAATAAGTTCACAGTTATCACAAATACCATTTTGTGATCTGAAACTACAGACAGATTCTCTTAAAAAACATTTAAACCAATATAAGATTCATAATAAAAATGCAAAGTTGATAATAAAAGAATTTCCACCAAAGACTGTAACACCCGCAAATCTAAAATCATATTTGGATAAGCTTGTAAGAAGTGGAATTAAGCCAGATGCGGTAGTATTGGATTATTTGAACTTACTTTCTCCTAATACAAATGGTTTAAATTCTTATGAAGCGGTTAAAGAGATTACAGAAAGTGTGAGAGCATTATCATATCAATTTAGTTGTCCTGTTATTTCTGCAACACAAGCAAATAGAAGTGCATTTTCCACTCCAAATCCAGATATGGATATGACTAGTGAATCTATGGGTCTTTCTCATACGGTAGATGCACAGATTTCTATTTGGACAGAGAAAGAAGATTTTGATTTGGGTATTATACACATGGGAATTGTAAAAAATCGATTTGGTCCAAGGCAATGTCATACTGTTTTGGAGATAGATTATGATACATTGTCACTAAAAGATCCCGATGAAGTATCAAAATCGTTTACTGTAAAAAATCCAAAAAAACAAGTCATGTCAACAGATGGTGATTTGAACGAATCGGTTATAAATACGTTGGATTTGATAGAAAGTTTAAGTTTAAATGATGAAAATTAAAGACATGTGATTAAATAGTGATATGTGCAGTGATACATATCATATTTTTACACACAAGGACTTGGATGGTGCGGCAAGTTTATTGACTTTTATTTGGTCTAAGCCAAATGAGACTGTATCATTTAATGAAATAACAAATTTGGAAACAGATAAAATCAAACAAATAGTAAAAAGATTATCTAATCCTAAAAATGTTTATATTTTTGATTTAGCTTTAAGAAAAGAGTTCCTCCCTGAACTAGATCAGTCATATATTACAATAATTGATCATCATAAAAGATCAGAAGAATATATAAAAGATTTTAAAAAATCAAAAATATTACATAAAGAATATTCTTCAAATTGTCTTTTGTTAAAAAGATTGTTTTGTGATGATAAAATTCAATTAACCGATTCTCAAAAGAAATTAATTGAATTGGTAGACGATTATGATTCAAATTCTATGGTTTTTAAAGAGTCTTATGATCTTAATGTTCTTTTTTGGATGGATTATAAAGACAATTTTCCAAAATTTATAAACGATTATAAGTCTGGATACAGAGAACCTTCTTTAGAACAAAGAAAAAAAATAGATTATGCTAAAAATGTAGCATATAAAGAAGCATCTAATGTTCAAATATATAAAGGATCATTGAACATAAAGGGTAAGGTTAAAAATACCATAGGCGTACAGGTTAATTCTTTCAACAATCTAACAATAGATGCGATTACAAAAAAATATGACTCGGATTTATACTTTTTTATAAATCCAAAAACAAATAGAGTCGTTATAAGACAAAAAAAGTCAGATGATTCTATAGACTTGCAAAAATTCGCCGAAAAATTTTGTGATGGGGGAGGAAATATACATTCTGCATCAGGAAAATTAACTCCATTGTTTATGGAATTGACAAAAAATTTAAAACCATTATGATAATAACATCATCACAACAATTAGAAGAAAGATCAAACCCATCGGATGCTCTAAATTTAGAAGAATTTGAAGATATAACATTAAAATTTGGTTCTTTTGTTTGTATTTCAAAAGGAAAGAAGTTAAATTATTTAAATTTTCTAAAATTTTTAGTAGATGATCCAAAAACTCAAAAAATATACTTCAATTTATTAAACGAACACAACCTACAAACAATAATAACAGCATATTTAAAATCAACACCAAATATATACAAAAAAATATTTAGATCAAAATTAAACCCAAAAAATAAAAAAACTTGAACGAATTTCAAAAAAAAATATACAACTGCTTTTTAAAAAACTCTAGAAAAGGAAAACCTTTTCAACCAAGAAAGGATTTTTCGGATATGTCCGAAGAAACCCTAACATATTTGACAAAACTTGAATTGTTTTTTAAAAAATACACACATATAAACATAGAAGAATATTTTGAAGCACCAAATTGTCTTCATCCCGATGACAAATATCCAAATTTACAATATTTCTTTACTAGGTCTGCGATAAAAACCTATACAGTCTATAAAAATATAAAGGAAGACGAAAATCCAGAAAATCAATTTGATAAAATCAAAGAGAGTATTTGTTTTATAGGAAAATTTTGTTTGGATAATGGTATAGAATTGAAAAACTATCTAAATTTCCGGAATGGATACATGTATTCTTGGATAAATCACTACAGGGAACATAGAATCAACCCATATTCAATAATGGAACTTGGAAATTTTGAAAAAATTTTATTTTCTTTGTTGGAAGAGGAAAGAGATATGTATGCCAGCAATTTGGTGGAAAAAATTGATTCCTTTAAGGTTAGATACCACAATTCTTATAAAACTAAAACATTAGTTAAGACCGCAACAAAAAAAATTGAAATTTTCGTAAAAGAAAGCTTGCAAAACAAAACATCAAATGCTACTATAAAAAAGTATGAGTAAATACACAACATCACTATTCGAATCCATTAAGGATGCGATCAACAAAAACAACAACACATCAACCGAAAGTTCCTTTAAGGACTTTATGAAGCTAGAGATCGACAAGACTTACATTGTAAGACTTGTTCCATTGGTAACAAATCCAGAAAGGACATTCTTCCACTATTATAGTCATATCTGGAAGAGTATTTCGACAAACAATATCGTTTCGGTTCTCTGTCCAAATACATATGGAGAGAAATGCCCAATCGATGAATATCGTTCAAAGGTATATGCATCAAAAGACGATGCTGAAATTGAAAAGATTCGACCAATTAAGAGGAATGAAAATTGGCTAGTCAACGTTTTGGTTGTAAAGGATCCAACCAATCCAGAAAATCAAGGAAAGGTAAAAATCCTTCGTTACGGTAAACAACTAGCAAAGATCATCGATTCCGCTATCACAGGAGATGACTCTGATGAATTTGGTGCAAAGGTTTTTGATCTATCTGAAAATGGATGCAACCTTAAAATTAAGGTGGAGAAAAACGAAGGCGGTTATGCCACCTATGTAGGTTCCAAGTTTATGTCACCATCAAAGGTCGATGGTATCGATAATATCGATGAGATTTACAATTCAGCAAATGATTTGGATGCAATTTTTGATCACAAGTCATATGATGACATTAAGAAATTGTTGAATACACATTTCTTGGGTAAGAATGATCAAACAGAAGTTGTAGAAACAGAAGTACAGGAAGATTTTGACAGTTATGCTGAAATCGTTTCGACTGCTGGTAAGACAACATCATCTTCTTCTGAAGAATCTGACGAAGATAAAAAAATGCAGGAGATTTTAAACGATCTATAATATGAGTCCACAAGAAGAAGCACTAGAAGCTGCTAAATTAGCAAAAGCTGTTAGTTCTCAACTTGGATTGATTGACAAATTATCGACTGAAAGACCGGAAAGACCAGCAAATCAAATAAACATTAACAGTTTTATTTCTAAAGTTGTCGATCCTAGTCGTAAAAATGCAGCAAGTTCCTCTGGTTATGTACCGGAGGAACTTGTTCAATCTCTTGTTCCAGAGCCAACATATGCATTTCCACAAACTCCTGTGATTGAAAATGCAGTAAAAGAACCAGTAATTCATCAATTACCACAAATTGGTAAAAGAGAAACGAAAAATCAAAAGAGCGAACCTGTAATTTTGACATCGGAAGATAAAAACATCAAAAAGATTGCTAATTCTTTGGAAAGAATTGCAAAGAGTTATGAGAAATATGTTGAATGTTTTATTAATTGTAATACAATCAATAAACAAACAAATATTTTAAATGAGTGATAAAATTTTACCTGTACCAAAAACGATTCTAGAGAAAATACTAAAACCTGTTAGTAAAATAACAGAAAGTTGTATTTTAAAAATATCTAAAGATGATTTGTACACAATCTGTACACCATCTGACAATTCTTTGATATTGTATGCAAAGACAAAATTGCCGTTTGAATTGAGTGATTTTAAAATCAACATCATAAACATTAAAAAACTATTAACAGGTTTGGATTGTTTGGGGGATGATGGTGAATTTTCTATATTTTTAAACGAAAACAATATTGAATGTCATAGTAAAGATGTAAATTCTGGAGAAAACACGCATTTTAAATACCATTTAGTAGATGATGGTATAATTAAAGAATCTTCGGTGAATGTTCAAAAGATAGCAAAATTAAATTTTGATACAGAATTTGAAATTTCACAAGATAAGATAAAAAGAATAATGACCGCATATTCTTTCGTATCGGATGTTAATAAAATATACTTCTTTACGGAAGAAGGAAAGGTAAAATGCGAAATAAACGATAAGACTATGCAAAATGTCGATAATTTATCGATGGTTTTGACCGATAAGGTAATTGGTGATGAGATATTAAAACCTATACCTGTAAACATTGAGGTTTTTAAGAATTTAATATCTAGTAAAACTAATATTAAGGTGAAAATAAACAACGAATACAAGGTTTTTATATTCCAAACACAGGAAGATGAAAATGTAGACCTAAAATATATAGTTTCTGCACTTGTCAAATAACGTATATCAAGTAAGTTTTTAATATGGCTAATAATAAAATAACAACTATAAGTTACTTCATCAAAAGACTAAGAGATAGTGGATATGTTGCTGATAAAGTATTCAGTGAATATGGTAAACAAGACCCAAGATGTTGGACTGTTGTTGTTGATCCAAAATTCTCATCGGTTATGATAACATATTTTAACAATCATAATTATATGGGTGAAGAATATTTTAGCATAAACGATGGGGGTCAATTTTTTCCAGAAAATTTTAAACTAAAGACAAGTTCCATAGAAGTTGTTATTGAATATTTGGTTAAGTTTGGGATTAATAACAAGTCTGATACATATAAGGACTAATATGGCTATTCCAAAAAAAAGAAACACCTCAAAAAAGACAACTACCGGAAATTTATCTAGTGTAAACGATGAAGTTGCGATGAAAGAGGTTGCCGAAAAAATTTTCGGACAAATAAACAACAAAGAACTTGAAAAGAGTTTAGATAGATGGTTAAAAGAAAATAATACTCGAAATGCAATAGCATTAAGAGATTTGGATTTATTAAAATCCATAATTACTGAATATCTCGATACATTTATTGTTTTTGGTTATAATGTTGAAGGGGAAAGAATCATTCTTCAACATTATACAACAGCAAGAGATAGGGATGCTATCATGGAATTTCTAAAAACCATTTTTATAAAACAACAACAAGATAATTTTCTAGATTAAACATATGGCAGAATATAAAAATCCAAATTATAATTCAAAATATTTTCCTCCTCATGTCAATTCTATTGAGGAATTACAATCATTTGTAAAAACAATTAGTGCAGATAAACCACTAGGTAATTTTGATGCTATTCCATATCTTTGTTCTTTAGTAAGAAGATCAGATTCTGATGATGACGTAATATATAGTGGTGATGGATTTGATTATGACAATCATTTACAATCTTATTATAAACAATTAAGCGCAATTGGAGATGGTAGAGTTAATTTTTATGAAGTTTGGAAATATATAGAAAAAAATATTATACCGAGAGCAAAAGCACAAACTGAAGTTTTACAAACTGGTGGTTGCACAATAATAGATGATTATTTATGCGATACGGTTACTGGACAAAAAATAAAACAGTTTAAAAATACATGTAATGTTGCTTTATCAGAACCAATAACATTCGATGAAATATCATCTACTGTTAATACAATAATGAAAGTTAAAAGAGAATTACATGCGGATTCATTTATTGAATATTTAAAAACCAATTATATCGATAAAGGTTGGTCTGTTAAATTAGTTTACTATTCTTCAATATTTATATTTTATGTAGAATTGACAAAAAAAGAATTAAAAGATGGTTCAGAAACCGAATATCAAAATTTTTATGATGTTATAAAATACTATCCGGATGTTAAAGATTATATATCGGAAAAATTGAAAATAGATTTAACTGTTATAGATTCTATGTTTATAGACTTTAGTAGTAGTCCAGATTCACTAGAAATAGGTAAAAAAGTAATCTCTAATTTTTCTAATGGGAAAATTCCAGACTATTCTAATGGAGAAATACCAGAATATTATGATGGAATTTTATCCGAATATAAGATTTAACAGTCTTTTTTACTATCAGACTCTGTAAAATTGGTATCAGATGGACAATCAAATCCTAAGCTTATATTAACCAAATCATAAGGTGTTATATTTCCATCTTCATCATATCCAAAGTTACCTGATAGTGGAGTAGTGTTAACAAAATCATATTCACCATATGCATCATCACCAACTATACCGAATCTAGCATTTCTATTTCTTCTTGCTTTAGAGGCTCTGCTGTTAGGATCAGCAAATACATTGTATCCACCTCCTCCACCACAAGCTCCACCAAGACCTCTAGGACCGGGTACTGGACCCATTGCAGTTGAACTAGCAGGAGTTGGTATATTACTGGCATCGGTTCTCGCTCCACCCCAATCTTCAGGTGTTCTATAATAATCTCCCTTTATAGCTTCGTGTTCGTGTTGATGCGGACATGGTGTTAAACCATGATTATGTTTAAAATTCCAAATTGGACCAATTATAGGAACATTCGCTAACATAAGCATGAATATACCAGTTGGTGCTGGTCCTTCTAACATGGTTAAATTTAAAGTAGAGTTAAATTCCTCCCAAGTAGTTTTAAATATATTTTGTGGTTGTAACCACCAACCCGGATTTATCCAACAATTTACTCCTTGAACTGTTTTATCTGCTACATCCATAGCTTGGCATGTACCCAACCAATTTGCAGCATTTACAATAGTTTTACTTGAACTACTTTCACCTGTTTGCATTCTCATCGATCTGGCTATTATATGACTTGCACAAAGATTTCCATTAACCGAAAGACCGCCGATTACTGTTGCATTACCATCAACGTTTAATGCACCGTGAACTCTAGTATGATTTGATTTTATTGCAACACCACCGCTTCCGCTTCTGTCATCGGCATCAATCTTTACAACTTTTCCTTTTATAGTGGTTTGATTTGCGGATGTGACAACCATTTCTCCTTCGGTAGCTGCCAATAACACAGAACCACATGCAATATGTGCATGACCACTTGATAATATATCCAAACCACAATTTCCGGTTTTCAGTAATAATTTGCTGTTTACATTAACTGTTAAAAATCCTTTACCGGGATACGGAGCAACGAATATTTTATTTTTTATATCACCTTCACCTGAAGGGACGCTTAATTGTGGAGAATTTTTACTTTTTTTGTATCTAATTGAAATATTTTTAAAGGTTCCATCTTCTACATACGAAGATTCTTTATTAGAAGTCGGAGGACCAAAATTAATAGCAGTATCTCCCGCAAAATTCAAAACACTATCGGATTTACTAAATTTATCTTCTAATTTTGTTATTTTATCTGCATTTTCTTCTAAAATTTTTTGTGCTGCTTTATTACCAGCATCTATTTTAGAAGAAGATGATTCAATCATTCCGTTTTTGCAACCTTTTGAACCGCATGTTCCTCCCAATTCTCCTTTTGTGTCAGTTATACTGAGTATAGGTGCATAGAAAAAATTTAATACTTCAAAAAGAGTATCTACAGCATTGCTCTGGTATGCCCATTTAAAATATTTGTTTACGGTATCTCTCAATCTTATTACAAATCCTTCTTTTTTATTAACCAAACTTTGTTGAGCACAAATTTCACATGGACACATAACTCCTTTAGTGGATTTCATTGCATCTTTTTGAGCTTTGAGTGCCTTATCCATTATATCGGTCAATTGTTGCTGTGCTTTTACTATTTCATCGTTAATTCTTCCCTTTTTATCTATAACATCACCCTTGATATCATAAATTAAATTATTTTCAGATTTAAATGTAATATCTCCTTTTGATTCCACATCAAATTTAGTACTTTTGAAAAATACATTTGCCGTAAAAAAAGCAATAGCATATTTAAAAAAAGTGATAGCATTACTTCCATTCGTAATTGTTGCAGTACTTTTATCAACAGGAAATGGAAATTTGTTTTTCATTTCATGAATCAAATTAGATACAATTGCAAATGGACCAAAATTCATATTATGTTTTTCGGTTCTAGTATCTCCATTCATACTATTTGTGCTTTTACTTTTAATTTTTTTATCCATATATTATATTAATTAAAAAAGTCTGAAGGAATGGGAACATTAAATGTTTTATTATTGTTCGGAGATTCATATGGGGCAATATAATCACGATCATTTGGTTTTGGATCATTAATTATAACCGATTTTGATAATAAACTAGAACTATAATTACCGTTTAAATAATTTACAGAATAAACCAATCCTGTTGTATCATCTCTAAAAACATAAGGATCTTTAGTATCTTGTGTAAAAGTACTTTTATTTCCATATAAGCTATCATCTACTTTTTCTGTAATAATTTTATCTAACCATTCTCTTGCTTCTATTTGATTATCAGTTAAATTTTCATCGGGTAATTGTTCATCGGGTAATTGTTCATCGGGTAATTGTTCATCGGGTAATTGTGGATTTAAATTATCTTGATTGAGATTATTATCAATCTTAACATTATTATGCGCATATGTTTCATTTGGTGGTAAACTATATGCAAAAAATACTGGGGTTTGTATATCTCCACCATAAAAAAATAACCATACTCTTGAAAGTATTTTTGTAGAAGATCTAGTTCCTTGTGGCATACCTTCACCTACTATATCCGTTGGTTTGTCGGGAATATCTGTAACATCCCCCACATATGGTTCAATTGTTATACTAGTTAAACCATCATCATTTACTTTTTCTTCCACTTCTGCGTTTCCCCCTGTTGCACCAACAGAGGGTAAATCGACTGGAACTTCTACCCAGTTTTCATCATAAATAACAGCAGAATCCGCACCAATACCTTCTTGATGATACATAGCCGTACCAGGTCCGATTAAAGGGGTTGCCTTTTCTGCCCAAGGTAAAACACTACGTAATTTTTTTAATATTTCTTCATTTAAAGTAAAAGTTGAACCGATATCCATACCTATACTTTTATTTGTATTATTATTGTTCCAATTATCGTATATGGTATTAGTTACACCTGGTACATAAATCTGAACTCTGTCTCTTCCCTCTGGATCTTGATCATTTACAACCAAACCTAAATAATTTCCGTAATATTTTTCCATATTTTATTTTTTGGAATCTACACATTCCGGTGATACTAAAGATAAATCTCCCCCTAATCCGGTTGCTTCTACTTCTTCTTGGGTTTTTGCTGAACTCATCATATATTTTATCGCATTTTGTGGAGCATTTGATAGATATTTTGCTTCTTTTCCTACTTGATTTACTGTATCGCCAATACCAGTAAATCCAGCGTTTAAATTTTTTTCCACATTTTTTGCGGTTTTTTTAATTATTCTAAGCGAACCCGCTATAGGATTAAGGTTATAGTCAAGTGCTGGTTCGTCGGAAGTTCCTTCTATAAGAGTAGGACTTACTTTAGAAGGTTCTCTACATTGCTGCATTATTTCAGAACTAAATCTATTTAAATATGATGCTATAGCAGGTATAGCCTTATGCTGTTTTCCAAATTTTGCAATTAAAGATTCCATGATATTTCCTTCTAATGCATCTGCAACATAACTCATACCATAATTTGATAGTTGATCGGATAAAAATCCACTAGGATCGGAACCAATTTGATCTACCATATCTATAATTTCTTTAACCTGTGGTGGTAAATAAGACATAATAGTATCTAAAGGATTTGCTAATTTATTTGCAAATCCAGAAGCAATATTAACATAACTTTGAATTTGATTTAAATAATTAAAAATCGATCCAGATTGTGTAAAAAGAGAAGTAAAAAAACCAACATCATCTAATAATACTTGTACGGCTTCTAATATTAAACATATTAAATCTAATGGTATAATACGTTCAATTATATTCATTAATATTATATTAATTAATTTTAATATACCATTTATATAAGAATAATATTGTTGTATTATTCTTATAGCACCTTGATATATTGCATAAATTGCTCTTTGAAAAGCTTTAATAACACCATTTAATCTGGCTACAACACGTTGTAATGAACCAAATGCCATTGCTGGTAATGCTAGATATGATCTGGATCTAATCATATTACAAAATCTTTCTATATTCTCTGTAAACTTTGGACTTAGTTTATTTAATAAATCTTCACAAACGGATGGTGTATTTTTTGCTGGTCCGGTTATTGGACTACCATTTACCATAGCTGCTAAAGATGCTAATGAACCAACACCAGACCAACCAACCGGATTTTCATATTCACCATCGTTAGTTAGTAATTTCCAACCAGGTGTTTTTTCAAGAACAGAAAGAAAAGTTTTTTCTTCTTCTTTTTTTGTTTTTTCATTAATTCCTTTATAAACAAGAGTTTTTAATGTATTTACAACATAGTCATAATCACTTTTTGTTATATTGTAAGAGCTACCAGCTTCCAAATTAAATATATAATTTTTATCTAATGGTTTATATCCTTCTGCTAAAATACTTAAACGTGCTGCAAATGTATTTAAATTATTACCTAATTTTTGTAGTGGTATTACACAAGCAGGATCGATTACATTTATTCTTGAACTATCAATTAAATATTGTAGATCGTCTATTGTAAAATTTGTTTTTTCTGTTGGTGCTACCATATTATATATTTACTTTTGAAGTAAAAATGTTATTATTATATAACTTATGCAAAATAATTCAAAATTCCACAAAATCATAGGAATAGCTGGTGCTTCTCGATCTGGAAAAGACACATTATGTCGATCATTGATACGAATTTTGAATGAAAAATACAATATTGAAGCAGAAAGAAGGTCTATAGCAGGAGATTTGATCAAAAAAAACCTGCGAAGCATTATAATGAATAGCGTTGGAATAGATTCATTTACCGAAAACACAGAAGAAAAGGAATTAATTAGACCACTATTGGTAGAATATGGAAAATTAATGAGAAATAATACAAAAGGTAGATATTTTGTTGAAAATTTTCGATATGATGCCGATAAATTTTACATAATTCCGGATATAAGATATGCGGAATACGAAAAAGATGAAATTCACTGGATCAGAAATGAAGTAAATGGATATTTAATCTTCTTGGAAAGAGAAAATATCAAAGATGCTAATGAAACAGAACAAATAAACAACAAAAAACTAAAAGTTCTTGCAAATTGTTCCATACAATGGAATAAGTTGAACGAAAATGATGAAAACGACCGAAATATTATAGATAGTTACTCTATAAAAATATTAAACGATATTTTTAAGTCTACCACTTTCCAATAGGACACTTTTCTGCCTTCAAATACGTCTTAATTGCCATATTACATCCACATTTGTTACATCTTTTTGCTGTTTCATTAAAAAATTCACAAGATTTACATATTTCTAATCTTGCTAGAGCAGCATCGTCGGTTTCTTTTATAGGATTTCCAGCTGCTACGCTTTTTATATTCCTAATTAAAGAATTTCCCAAGTTTTTTGCCATTTGTGTATTAGAAGGATAGTTATTATCCTTATAACCTTGTAAACTTCTAATTTTAGAAGCGTCTAGTCTTGCTTTTAATTGTTCTTTGTCTATCATAAATTTTTATCCTCCACATCCCAAATTTTTTGAAATGCATCAACCTTTGTTGCTATAACTTCTGTTACATAACTACTCTTTGTGAATAGATGGACAACTTTTGTCATTATCCATTGACCTAAAAATCGATCATTGAATGCGTTTCTTCTTCCATTTGATCCGGTGCTGTCGATGAATATAAATCGACCGGGTGCTCGGATGGTTAATCCATTACTCACAAATGAAATTGCCTGATTCAAAAACAATAAATTTTTCATCATTTCAATTTGTGGTAAATTTTTTGGAAAAAATGGACGATATGCCAATGCAGGTTTTGTTGCTATTCCTTTTTGTTTGGTTTGATTCAAATTTGCTAATATGTGAGCATCTTTGTTTATTTCAAATGAATATAAACTATCTTTTGCTGCTTCTGTAAATTTATCAATCACATCTTTTGCCGTATTGTTTTCTGATAATATATTAAAAGTCCCTTCGTTGAAATTATAATAATGTAAAGGTCTGTTTACAATTTTCATGTCATCCAAACTAACCATTGGTGAGAATTTATATGATTTTATTCGGGATGCTATACCAGAAGTAAAATTCTGTTGCATGAAATTTTCTATATCTTCTCCATATAGCGGTCCCCTATTAAAATATGGTTGTTTTGTAAGAATGTTGTCTTCTATAATCAATCTTTCGACTTGTTCTGTTTTAGATCTTTCAAAAATCGTTTTTAATGATACCAATTCCCATTGTTTATTTCTTATATTTTTAGATTCACCGTCTATATAATCACCAGAATTTCTACTAAACCTCAAAAATACTGGATAACCTTCACGGGAACATGCATTTTGCATAACATAGTCCAGATCTTGCAAAACATTAGAATTTGCAGGAGATGTATAGAAAATATGATTGTTATTTTTTGGATCATTATTAACATATCCATTTTCCCAAAATAGACTAAATCTATTGAGTGGTATATTCGGGTTATCTATTGTACCCTTCCCTTCGGTATATCCAATATTAACTACTTTTCCTTTTTTATTTTCATATTTTGGATCTATCAATGCCGCAGTTTCAATTATTGATTTAACTGCAATGTTTGCTGGAATAGAACTTTCAAAATCATCTAATTCCCATGGTTCTTTATCTCTGAGATAGTTCATAGTTCCACTTTCTTCAAAAGTTGAAATATATGTGTCTATTCCTTGTAATCTAGATGACCATTCGATGTTTCTTTCTAGGAAAAATTGATACCTCTCATCCCAAAAGTAATACTTTCTTAATTTATTTTGATTATCACCAACAGGCATGTCCTCTATGTCATAAATAACACAATCGAATGCCATTTCCCATTGTTCTTTAGGTAAAGTTTGCTCTCCCAAAGATGTACTGAAACTATTTTTTTTATTATTTTCTATTGGATATATTTTAAAAGATATTCTATTTCTTCCATCGCTTCTAAAAATATAAGGTGGCTTTATATCATTTTTATCTGCGGCACTACCTCTTGTCAAAACTTCGAATTTATCATCAAATACTATCCATCCTTTAACATTCCAATCACTCAAAGATTCCTCGAATGCCATCGAATGCACAAATAAAAATGGAACAGCAAAAGGTTTTTGTTCATCTAATTGATTATACATCATTATTTCAATATAATATAATTGATCTCTAATTTGATGTATGAATCCACTTCTATCCATATCGCTCAATACAGATTCAATAGGAGTTGTTTCAGATGATGGTGTGTCCGAATTTATATTCATTCCACCCATAGAAAATTGATCTGTTTTTTCGGGTGAAAAACCAGCCATACCAGTAGCTGGTGTTGAATTATCTACAGTTCCTTCTAACGTAAGTTTTGCCATAATTAACAAGTCTCCTCATCTACGTTTTTTAGTAAATCAACATCCAATTGATTGAATGCAAATGATGCAGTACATGATATTTCAGATG